CCGACGATGGTCCCGACGCGATAGCCGATCCGCACGTCATAGGCGGTCTCGGATTCCAGCGGCGCGATCACATGGCTCACCGGATCGACCGCCGAGACAATGGCCGAGTTCTTCCAGTCGCCCGTTCCCGACAGCCGGTAGTCGATGACGATGGCGTCAGCGGAAGGAAGCTCGCTTTCGCCCGTGACGATCAGTGCAGGGAACCCCTCGCCTGATGTCGTGCCCGAGACGGACCACGCTGTCGCGACAGGCGCGGCAGGTTTCAGGTCCGGAGCGGACAGGCTGAACGGCGGCGGCGGAGTCGTGCTCTGTCCCAGCGCATAAGCGTGCTTGGAATAGGTTTCCGTCTCGCCAGCAAACGACACCTTGCCGGTCGATGGATCGGGGGAACGGCGCGTGATGAGAACAGGCTGATTGCTCAGCCCTTCCTCCGGCACATTGAGATAGATCACATCGCCGGTCTTGAGGCCGATCCATTCCGGGCCGGTCGTCCATGTGAACGGGCCCGCCTCGCGGCTGTTGACGATGGCATAGGCGGCAAGCTGGCCTGGTTGGGTTGCTTCATCGCCGGAAAAGACCTGCACCAGCGGGAAGTCGATTTCCTTGGTGCGCTGGCCCTTGTCCGCCGTCACATAGGCAGGCTCCGAAACCACCTTGCCCGATACCACCGCCCAATCGCTGTCCTCATCGACATAGCGCGGGATGACGCTGTTGAAGCGATCACGGCGGCTCTTGGACGCAGCAATGGACAGGCCATCATGGAGATGGCGGCTTTCGATGGTCGCGATGGCCGTGCGCGGGGTCGAGACGAGGCACCCGATCATCGCGCCGGTCTGCGTCGGGACCGCGCCACCCGCCTGAAGCATCCGCTTGAGCGTGTCCCACTTGCTGTCCGTGGTCCACTCGACGCCGCCAACCTTCCAGCCGTTCGCCTCGCACACATTGGCGCACTCGACGAAATCGGCCACGCGGATGGTGGATATCGGCGCGCCGATGCCACAGACGCGCTTGCCGTTCGACCAGCGGCCCAGCGCCCATGTCAGGGCATGAAGGCCGGGATTATCCGTCCATTCATAGGTGCTTTCGTCTAGCGCGCGATGCGAGCCGGAACCGCCGGGATAGGTGCTGTCCTTGCGGGGGTCATAGGCCTTGACCCATTTTCCGACCCACGCCGGTTCAGGCGCGCCTGCTCCGTAAAGTTCGCCGTCCGTATCGAAGCGATGCGCCAATTGCGCGTGGGCAATGCCGCTGAGCTTGTGATTTGCGGTCCAGCCGGGGAACGTCTTGCCCCCGAAGCTGAGCGCCAGCGCCGAGCCGCTGGACGGCCCCAACGACAGCTTCTGGCCCATATAGTCGTGGAAGCGGCCCGACGCGTTGCCACTAGCGTCGAACGTCACAACCTCATTGTCGGCGGTGAACTTCTCTATGCTGTGGATCGGTCCGGCGATGGACAGCAGCGCGACGAAAGCGAGGATGTCGTCCTTCGACTGGATTTTGAACCCGTCATAGGTCTTGGCATAGATTCGCAGACCGGACATGCGGGTCCGCCCAATGGCGTAGGGCAGGCCGGATTGCGGATTGGTCGTGAAGGTGGTCGGATTGCCTTCGACCGAATAGCCGGGAGCCGTGGCTCCTGCGGCCATGGACAGAGCGCCCGCCGCAAGAGCCCCATATGTGCCGACAGCCGAAATAGTGCCTAAGGATACGCCCGCCACCGTGCCCGCCGCGCCCGTCGCGCCCGCACCGAGAATCCCGGCGCCAGCCGCAGCGCCGATGCCGGTAGCAACCAGCGCGACCGCGCCAACCACCATAGCCGCTGTGCGAAGCACCTTGCTCATAGAACGCTCCAGGCGCGCAGGATGGACTTCGGCTCCAGCGTCACCAGCCCCGGATGGTCCTCATGGAAACCGAACAGCTTGCCGTTGCCCGCATAAAGACAGACCGTTCCCACCGGGCTATCACCCTCGATCTCCGCGATGTCCCCAAGAAGCATTCGGGAATAGGGGATCGGTGTGAGGCCGATGCCGTCCGCCATTTCAGCCAGCGTCGAATAGCCCAGCCGCTTCAAGGCCCGCGCCGCGCCAAGCTGCGACTGATAGGATCCCGCCTTGCTGATGAGGATTTTATAGCCCAGCTTCTTCAGGTGGAAAGCAGCGACCTTGGCGCAGTCCACCTTGCCCCACTGGAATGGACGGTCGCGGTAGCGGGCCATGGTTGCCTCGATCGCGGCGTGGCGGCGTTCGAGCGGGGTCATTGACGGGCCTGCCAATTGGCAGCGGATTGCTGGATTATGCCTGCCCAGCCACTCTTCTGCTGGGACACATTTTGAGGACTTTTTGCGCCCCAATAGAGGTTCACATCCGTGCCGGTCATGAACTCCAGGCCCAATTCGCCGGGGTGGATGGACTGATGCCAGCCATCGGACGCGCGCTGGCCCTCCTCCACCTCGAACAGGCGTTCGAACACGCTGACGACGGTGTATTCGACCGTGCGCGCGCCGCTCTGATCGATGCCGATGGTCGGCACGTCGATCTCGCCAAGGAACAGGGTTTCCGGCGCGCCGATGACAAGGCCGCTTGCCATGTCCACCGCGCCCACCATGAGATGCACCACGCTGCCCTGCATGTTCGGGTGGGATAGAACCGCCGTGGCGCTGACATCGGGCGGGAACAGCGTGACCGTGATCTCCGGGGCGCTGTCGCCAATCTCTTCGGTCAGTTCCGAAATGCTCGCGATGGTGCCGAAGGTCTCATCCTTGCCGACATAGGTTTCCCCGCCGATCACAAGCGTGGCCGACCCGTCGAGCAGTCTCAGGGTGTAATCCGGCAACTCCATGCGGAGCGCGCCAAAAAGGAGCACGGCTGGCTGGGCCAGCGCGTTCTTGAGCGTTGCGTCCAAGGATGATCCCCAAAGGAAAAGGGCCGCCGGTTAGGGCAGCCCTGTCAGATTGTTGTGGGTGGCGGCGTCAGGCGGGCAGAACGCCCATCAGGGAAAGGAACGCCCCTGCGCCGAAGCTCACGACCGAACCGATGGCGGCGATGATGCCAGCAGCATAAATCTTCCCGCCAGCGATGATCTCCGTGCGCTCCTGTTCGGCGCGGCCCTCGATCTGGTAGTGGCAGGCAAGCGTGTAGTGATGCTGCGAGAGAAATGCACAGGCGAACGCCGTAAGCGCCGCCAGCAGGCCGATGATAAAGGCAGCGAAGCCCCACCATATCGCCGCTGTGTCCAGCCGCAGCGCCGCGTCTTTTGTCGCGGCATTACCGAGGAATGTGAAAAGCCCGATGATCGCGCCGCCGTTGACCAGCATCAACGCAGCCAGCAGTCGCTCCGCCAGTGTCGTCTGCACACGGATGCGCTCGATATATTCGGTTTCCGCCAAATTGGTCATGCCGCCTCCGAAAGGGTGAAACTGAAACTCGCCAGCCGGTCCACCGAAATCTGCCACGAAAGCTCATCCCCCGGTGAAACCATGCCTTCGATCTTCGGAGCCGCGATTTCCACAACGTCGTTCAATGACAGCGGGGTTCGCAGCATCGGCCAGATCGACGCGCTCAGCGTTCCGCCGCCAGCAACGGTCCCGTCAGCCGAAAAGATATGCACATAGCGGCGACCGCCGTGGGTGATGGCGAGAACCTGGCCCTCCTTGACCTGATAGCCCGCTGCCATCCCTTTGAGCGGCAATGCCACGCCCGATGTTACCGCAGCCGAAACCAGCGGTGCCCCCGGCGACCCGGCGTCGAAATCGGGCTGCGGCCATTCCATCCGCAACCGATCTTCGCGCGCCCTCAGAAGACGGGACTGGACGATCAGCGCTTTATCGCGTGTCGGCATCGGTGGAAGCGTCACGCGCAGACCGAAGCGCGTTCCCAACCGATTGATCCGCTGTTCCGGCCCACCAAGGAACGGCGTTAGCACTGCGCCGAAATCGCGCAGGAAAGGCTCTGCGGCGCTCGGGACAACCCAATCGGGCATTTCTATGATGGCCAAGGATTATCTCCAGAATGTAGTGGCGGTGGACTCATTGGAGACACCGCCCCATCCTGCGTCTGCAACAGCAGGAGGATTCGCATGACAGCAGCCTACGAAGTGATGTCCGTTCAAACAGACTTGAAGCGCAAGACGGCGAGAATTCAACTCAAAGGGAACAGCGCGAAGCTTGGAGACTATATTTCAGTTTCCTTGCCCCACTTCGATCCACCCGGCGTCCAAAATGAAGGCGAGTTGGAAGCCCTCGCAGTCGCCGCCGCGAAAGAACGGCTAATCGCGGCTGTCGCCTCTTTGGGGGGATAATTCTCCAATGAGACCCGCCAAATCCTGAACGGAGGCTTCGAGCACGTCCACGCGGGCTGCCAGTGTGGCAATCTCGGTGTCGCGCTCGTCGCTTTTCTGATCGTTCTCACTCACAATTTTCTCCACTTGCTCTCATTTATCATCTTCACCTCCCCGGAATGCGGCGGCGGCTTCTCTGAGCCACGTCAGCCGTGGCGGCGCTACGGGCCTGCATACCGGACGCCATCGCCATGGGAGCGGCAACGCCTGCCGCCTGATTCCGGACATGCACGTCGAAATAGGGGGAAGGGACGACTTCCACATGCATCCGCCCGCCGTTGTCGTTGGCTCCGTTCGGGTGAACATAGCCGGACCGCGAAGGCGTGAACATTTCCGGGCCGCGCTCACCTACCACATAGGTCCGGCCAGCGGAGACAGGACCGCCATTGGCTCGAAATCCTGAGATAGGGTTGAAGTTCTTGAAGCTCGTTGCCAACCCTTTCCCAAGCACGCCGCTGCCCGCGATAGCTCCGAAGGCATTGAACACGCTCGAAAGGATATCCAAAATCCCACCGCCCTTAATCGCGCTCGCGAGGTTGGAGAGCGCGTTAAGCGACTGATTCGCCATGTCTACGAATGACTGCCCTGCGACCTCGTTCGCGGACATCATTCGGTCGGCTGCATCCTGACCGGCTTGGGCGACAGATGCATAGGCGTCGTCCAGCGCCCCCGCGATAGGCTCAATATCGCCTAGCGGAGAGGATACTTCCCCCCGAGCCGCATCCTGCGCGTTGAGCACACGCGAAATCTGCTTGTCGACCGCCGCTTGCCGCACATCTGCTGAAAGCGTTGTGTCGTTTTGAAGCGCAATGAGCTTCGCCATTTCCTCGCGCAATTCCGCCGTCTTCGGAAAAAGTTCGTCAATGATGCTTCCAACTCGCGATGCCATGTCGCGGAAGGCATCCCCTGCCTTCTGTGTCGTCTTCTGCGCCGGATCGACCATCAACTGCTGGAGACGAGCCATGTTTTGGCCGATCTCATCTACCATGTCGGGAATGTAAGAATGGCCCACAACGGCGTCGTAGAGGTCGAAGAACCAGCCCTTTACCGCATCGATCTTTGACTTAACCGCTGTCCAAACCGCTCCGAGCTTATCGAGCACCCATGTCTTCACCGCGTTATACATCTTTTGAACGATAGGGCCGATGGTGTCCCAATTCTTCCAGACCACCACGACGGCGGCGACAGCAGCGGCGATGAGGGTCAGCGGCCCGCCAGCGATAGCCAGGCCGATGAGGGCGCGACCGACCGTGGCGATTACAGGGATAATCGTCTGGAACGCTGGCGCCACTTTCAAAAGCAGCGGCAGCATTTTTCCGAAGCCTGAGATCAAGCTGCCAATGCCTAATGCAACAGGGCCGATGCCCGCCGCCAGAGTGCCGAGAACGGCACCCCATTTCAAAATTTCAGGGTTTGTCTCAGACAGATAGTCGATGAAGTCACCCAACTTCGTCACCATCGAGGTGATAGCCTCCAGCACGCCAGATTGAGCGATCTTGATTGCCAGCGTTTCGAACGCGCCTTTCAACTGCTCCATCTGGCCGTTGAAACCCTGCAAGCGCTTGCTGGACTGCGCAGCAGCGTCTGTCGCCGCGATACCAGCGCGCACCTTCTCCAGCCCTGCCGCGCCCTGATCCATCAGGCCGATAGCCGTTCGCATGGCGTCGGATCCGAAGATCGTTTTCAGCACATCGGTCTTGGCCTGGTCGTTGAGATTGCCGAGCTTCGTGCGCAATTCCTCCGCGATTTCGCCCATGGAACGCATGTTCCCCTGCGCATCATAGAAGGAAAGTCCATACTTCTGGATCGCTGCAATGGCGCTACTGGAATTACCGGGGAGCGAAGTGAGGAAGGTCTTGAAGCTGGTTCCCGCGTCAGACCCGCTCGCGAACAGCGCGGAAGTCGCCGCGATGGCAGTATTGAAATCCTGAAAGTTGACGCCCACGGCGCCGGCCACGCCGCCCGCCTGTGCGATGGCCTGGGCATAGTCCGCAAAATCCAGCTTGGACGCGTTGACCGCGCCGGTAATCTGATTGACCGCATCTGGAAGTTCCCCAGCCGTCAGTTTGAATTGCTGCATCACGTCACTGATCGCGGTAGCGGCGGGCGACAATTCTGATCCGGCCGCAGAGGCGAGATTAACCGCCGCCGTTGCCGCGCCGTCGAGTATCTGGCGCGCGTCGAGGCCATTCTTCGCAAGTTCATCCATTGCATCGGCAGCGTCAGTCGCGCCGAAAACGGTATCCTTGCCCAGCTTGAGCGCGAGGTCGTTCATCGCCTTCAGTTCGTCGGCGGTGCCCTGCGTCGAAATGGCGACGCGGTTCATTCCCGCTTCGAAGTCGCCACCCATCTTGATGACAGCGGCACCGAAGCCGACCAGAGGCGCGGTTACGGCGACCGAGAGCGTCTTGCCAATATCCGTGAAACCCTTGGCGGTCTTCTGGATGTTCTTCTGCGCCAGCTTGAGCTTCTTCTCAGCCTCGCCCAATCCTTCCTGAAAAGCGATACTGTCCATGCCGAGGATGTAGCGGAGATAGCCGAGGACGACCCCGGAGCCTTGCCCTGTTGCCATGCACTATTCTCCGTTAAGTATTGTAGTTACATTTAATTGTTGACCAATGCATTTTCTGTAGTTACAAGAAACGCATGGAAATCAGCTTCGACCCCGCGAAGAACGCTCGCAACATTAAGGAGCGTGGCCTGTCCTTCGCGGACTTCACCGGGTTCGACGCTGATCCGGTCGTCCTTACCGATGACCGCTATGATTATGGCGAGGTTCGTTATCGTGCGTTTGGCCGCATCGACGGCCTTGGGCATTGCCTCGTCTACACTGAAACCGCGACCGGCATCCGCGTCATCAGCTTTCGCCGGGCGCATGAGAAGGAGATGCGCCGCTATGAATAAGGGAAAACCGCCTGTTGGCTATGACGACAACCCTGAATGGACCGAGGAAGATTTCGCTAAGGCCCGCCCTGCTTCTGAGGCTCTCCCCGCCAAGATGGCGCAGGCGCTTGTGCGTAAGCCGGGTCGTCCAACCGGCACGGTCGCCGCTCAGCGAAAGGAACAGGTCACAGTAAGGTTGGACGGGTCTATTCTGGATAAACTCAAGGCCGATGGACCGGGATGGCAGACCCGCATGAATGAAATTCTACACAAGGCCTTGGGGGTCTGAAAGGTAGATGGTCCAAGGGGTGCGGTTCGCCCTCACCGTACCCCAGCAGCTATAACCACGGCGTCGCACGAAGCGGGATCAACGAACCCGGCTGCATTCTCCACGTTCATCCCGCCGAACCCATTTTCGGCACGATATTTCATGAAGATAGGATGCTTCCCTTCCTTGTTCACTGGGGCAATCCGCGTTTCGATATGCTCGAATGACGATGGGTTACGCAGCGCGTTCTTGACCTGATCTTTCAAACTGCGGTTGGCTCCGTCCCATCCGCTCAGGCAGTGGAAGCCCTTGCGAAGATCCTCATCTTTCTTTTCCGCCTCAACCTTCGTTTCGGCAGTGGACGTTTCCGATGTTGCTGACTTGTCTCCGCCTGAACTACACTTAGCGACAGCTACCAAAGCCACAATCAACAGGAGGCACCCAATCGCACCGTTGCGCTTGCTGTCAGCATCGTGCTTTAGCGTGGCCGCCACTTCTGATTGTGAGAAGGTTTGCCCGCAATGCTTACAAACTAATGCCTCTTTCTTGATCGCCTCAGCGCACTTCGGGCATTTTTTTTCGTCCGCCTTCATTGCAAACCTTATCCCCCTGATACCGCGCCCATCTCAGCGCCATACCAGATCGCACCATAGCGCACGAAAGGTCAACTCCCTGTGCCGTCTGGCACCAAGCGGCGGTGCGAGAACCCCTGCCGTTCCCTTCTGACACACATCGAAGCGGAGCGCCTTTTACCAGAATGTGCCCCTCTGGCCTGCGACCGATCGGTTTACCGACTAGCACCGCCAGATGGTTTCGGGCCTCCGCTGCGCCAGCCTTCGGGCATGGCTGGTTGGAACGACAGGTTCCATCCATTTCACGCGCTGCGATGCCTGCCAGCCTGATCTTCGGCCCCTCCGCGCACCAGATCGGGCCGTCTCCGTCGTAAACCGCAGTAGGTGTGCATGTGAAAGATAGGCCGGATGCGACAACGGCGGTCAGAAAGGCAAGCATTACCGGCCCTTATCATCGTTCTGCCGCGCCTGCATCCTTTTCATCATCGCCAGCACCGCCATTGCGTCATTCCGCTTCGTCGCCTCCTGCGACTTGGGGAGATAGTGCTTCACCGCCCGAAGGCTCTTCTGGCGCGCCATCATCTCGACCTGATGCGCCAGGACGATGATCCGCTCTTGGCTTCCTTTCGCGCGGCCGCGCATAACGTTGCCATAGCTTCGGAAGGTTTGGCGCCAAAACACGCAGGGATCTAAGCCTTCCGACGCCCAGTCCGCTTGGGCTTCGTCCCAGTTCCAGCGCCTAGCGTTTCCGCCTTTCCCTCCGCACTCTCATCCTGTTTAGGCATCGCGCCCCGCAGCGCCTTCGCGATGGCCTCGCCGACTTGTTCGCCCTCCCCGAGCAGGCGGATCGCATCAGCATGTGTCAAGCCTGGATGCTTGGCCTGCAAACCGCCATAGAGCAACGCCCCAAGGTGTTTGATTCGGGGTTTGCCGATGACGTTGCCCGACGCATCTACCTTCGGCGAGACGGCTTGCAGCAGCGCTTCTATATCAAGGTCGGCGGCGTCCTCAGCCTCGGCAAAGGCATTGAAGTCCATCACCAAATAGAAAACGCGACCATCGGAGGCGGTAAAGGAAGCCTCACCTCGCTGAACATTTGCCATCAGCCGCCACCACCCGGCGCCACGTAGGCCTCAATGTCATCAATAGTGACGACGCGGAAAGTTGCGGTGGCCTCAATCACGCCATCGGGCGTCACTTCGCCGCGATCATAGTTGATGCATTTCACGGTCAATTCGATCTGTGCAGCAGGCTCGCCGTCTTCGGGAAGAACGACTTTCATCGCCCGGACATCGCCGTCTTGCCGTGCCGTTTCCAACAGTTCGTCGGTCGTGGACAGGGGGCGGCTGTTCAGAACGACCTCAAAATCGCTGTCCGCATAGAAGGTGCTGACATATTCGCGCCTCCAGTTGGGCGATTTCAGATGCGTGGTTTCGACCTGATCCCGCTCGCCGCCGCCCGGAATCTGGAATGACTTTACCTGCGTCAGTTCATAGAGGCTGGTGCCGTCGTGTAACCACACCTCCCCCATATAGCCAACAGTAGCTTCCTGTGTTTCCGCCATTTTAATCTCCTACATGCCAGATAACAAAATCCACCGATTGGCGATGGATGAATGAACCGTCCACGCCGGTTTCTCCGAGATCGCGCTGTCCATCGACACGCGCGTTACCGAACTTCTTTCCGTTCACCGTGGCAGGCTGACGCAGCGCCGTAATACAAGCCCGAGCGAGAGCAGCTGCGGTCAGGTAGTCGGAGGCCCAGCAATCGCACTGAACTCTCGTCGCGCGCGCACCGTCGAAGCCCTTCAAATGCTCCGGGCGCGGGTCGGAGACGACCTGCAACGTAACGGCGGGCAGCGCTTCCTTTTGCGGGCGCACAACCCAATTGACGCGCATTCCCACGATGCCGCTGACAGATGCATCCGCCAGCAACCGGGTAATGACACCGGCATGGAAGTCCATGGCTATCCCTTCGCGGCCTTCTTCGCGTCACGCTTGGCCTTGCGGATCACGGCAGCATCAACTTCGATCATCAGCGCGTCGGCGAAAGCGTCATTCATCTTTACCCGCGAACTATCCACCGCAGGCCGGAAGAATGGCGTTGCAGCCTGGTCGCTGTTTCCGAACTCCAATTGGACCGCTGCTATGTCCTCCGCGACGACCTGGACAGCTACGCCCCGCTTGGCCTTCGCGGGCTTCACATCCACGCTTTCGTAGGTTTCGCCGGTCAGATTGTGCGGCATGACATTCTGACGAACAGCCCGTGCCAGTATCTCAGCCGGAACAGACAGCGACTTGCGCCCGACGCCCCGCGCTGCCGCCTTGCTCATGTCGTTCAACTGGCGGGACGCCTCGCTGAACCCGGTCGCGATGAGGGTTTTGCGTGCCATCACGCCGCCGCCCTGACCGCATTGATCTTCACGCCATCCCGGCCGATCGGAGCGACCGAGCGGATATCCCACAGCCCACCGCCGAAGCTGATGCGATCCGTCACGCTGATGGTCCGCGTGTTGCTGTTCGCCAGAACCTCAAAGCTCGCAACCTGCGACGCCTGCGTCTGGGCGGCCTCTCGCTGCTCGGTGCCGTTGCCGTAATAGACGGCGGCATATTCCCGGCAATATTCCGCCCATGTCTCAACAGGCTCGTTGTAGGGGTTGCGCGTGATGGTGGCGCGCTCGATGATGATGAGGTTGTGGCGATTGCGAGCCTTCATGCGAGAGCCGGATCACGATCCCGGTGGAGCAGCGCCTTTGCGGCATCGCTCAACGGTTCGCCCTCATCCTCAAAGAACAGCGCGCGAAGCACGAGAATGATCGCAGCCTTGATGCGGAAAGGAACGGTTTCGTCCGTCCATTCCAGTTCAACCGCGTCCTTCTTGATGTAGCCCATTACGATGTCGGTCGCCATTTCAGCGTCTAGCGAGATCGTCGCATCCTGATCGTCGGAGAGGATGGCGAGTTGCGCCTTAGCTTCTTGCAGTGTGATGAGCGCGGCCATCAGCGGGCGTCCTTCCCGTCTCGACCCTTCTTAGCGCACAGCGTCCAATCGCCGCAGTCGGGCTTGCCCCCCGTCTCTTTGTTGGCGTGCCAAAGATTTCCGCCCCATGTGACGGTATCGCCCTCGGCATATTCCTGACCTTCGCGCCAGACTCCGCGATAGATCATTGCCGGGAAGGGAACCTGAAACGCATATTCCGTATCACCCTTGGAAAAGGCAATGCGGAGGGTGCGGCCATCTTCCATCAGGGTCATGTCGATATCGTCCGGGCCGAAGGGGACGCCGTCCTTGCCGTCGATCCCATCGCGACCGTCCTTGCCGACAATCAGGCCAACTTCTTTCATACGGCCATCGGTGAAGGTGGCGACCAGATTGCCGCTGCGGTCGATCACAAGATCAGCGATACCCGCGCCGTCCTTGCCGTCGCGCCCCGGTTCGCCGGGCTCACCCTTAATGCCCTGCGGCCCCGGCTCGCCGGGAACGGGAGGCGGCAACGACGCGACGGCTTCATCGACCAGTCTTTTGACCTGATCCATGTCGATATCTTTGCCAGATGGGCCTTCTGGACCACGCTCGCCGGTTTCCCCTTTCTCCCCGCGTTCGGGAGCGGGTAGGGTGGCCACAACCTCATCAATCATAGCCTTGATCTGGGCCGGATCGGCGTCCTTACCGTCTATCCCGTCTTTCCCATCAACTGGCGCGGGCAGAGCGGAAAACCGCGCATCGAGCATCTCTTCAAAGTAGGGCGAGATTTCGACAGTGATGTCCTTGGCGCTCACAATCGGCGCAGTTTCCAGCGCTTCCATACGCTCGCGCAAAGCCTTGTTCTCTGCCAGAACGGGGGCAAGTGCAGCATCCACATGCTCGCGCACGATCAATGCGGTCGCGGCGGCCAGCGCCTTCGTGTCAAGCATTCAGCGCCTCCCGCAGGTCTTTCTCGTAGAGCGCCAACACTGCGCGCTGCGCTTCGGGGTCAGGTTCATCGTTAGCAGGCGCCGGTGGGGATGGCGCATCGGCTCCGTTACCGAACGGATCATCCTGCGCGTCGCGTTTGGCGAGAGCGGCCAGACTAAAGTTCTGCTGCTGGAGATAGACGGCATCGCCGCCGATCACCTTCCGCTTGTCTAGCTTGGCCCGCTTCTCATCGATCGTCAGAACGCCGCTCGCCTTCTCAAGCACTTCCATCTGCGTCACGCTGTCCATGCGCAGCAGATTGTCGACGTCGAACTCGGTCCCGAGCGTTTCGCCAGTTGCAAGCCCCTCATCCAGGCAAAGTTCGATGGCCTCGATCAGCACCTGAAGGCACTGCGAATAATATTCGGTGTTGAGAGCCTGCACATTGTTATAGGTCGGTTGCTGGCCAATACCGATCTTGTATGGCGGCACATGATAGGTCGAGCAGACGACCTCCGCCGACCATTTCAGTTGCTCCACAAGCTGCGCGTCCACAGCCTTCATCGACATGGCTTCGAACTTGAGGCCATCGCCCAGCACAGCGACCTTGCCCGCGTTCGCACCGGAATAGTTGCTGTCCCAATGCTGTTTCAGGCGCGATGCCGTCTCGTCACTGATCGCGCCGGGCGCGGTGAGGATGCCGCCGGGACGGGCGCCATTCTGAAACAGGAGCGTGCTGCTGTTCTGAGCAGCCAGCCCTTGCGTGGCGGCCAGCCCGTTCGCGAATATCGGCGATAGGCCGACAAGCGGATGAAACAGGCAATTGAACCGATCATGGATGATCTCACGGGCGGGAACGATCAGGCCATTCTCCAGCCCCATCAGATTATCGGCCTTCAGGTCATAGAAAACTTCGCCACTCTCTGAGACGAGCGGCGTCACCCGGTCGGGGTTCAGCACATAGAGCGCCGTGACGACATTGCGGGCGTCCCGCTGCTTCAGGACATAGGCATTGCCGCGTTGGAGCTTGGACAGCACCCACGATTCATAGAACTGGATGCGCGTCTGGAAATGGTTCGGCTTCCGCAGCACGGGGCTATAGGCCGGGTTCTTCACCTCAGACCATATGCCATCGCTGTCCTGCGCCACCAGCTTGACCCGCAGCTTGGCGATGTCGCTGGCGATCAGCGTCTGACAGGCGAAAACCGCATGGTTGGCAACCACATTGGCAGCCTTCACTTCGACATTCTGTTGCCATGCGCCGGCGAACGATTCTCGCACGACAGGCCACCAGCCGCCGCGATTGTCGACGGAGGAAAGCCCCGCCGCCTTCTCGCGCGTGATGGTGAGGCCAAGGATGCGCATCAGGGTTCCGCGCGCCTCTCAGCGATCTTCTGGTTCAGCGTGTCGGCATCCCAGCCGTGATAGGGCTTTTTGCCGACGACATCCTGATAGAGTTCGCGGATTGCGTCGATGTCGGGCTCGCCGTCGTCTGCAACCATCTGCGTGGTCTCATAACCCAGCTTCCCGAAGATGCGCGCAAAGCGGCGATCCTTCGCCGTCAGCGCGCGGGTGAAATAGGACTGGTGCTTCATGGCGTTCTCCAGAGAATGGCCCGGCCACGCAATGCAGCCGGGCGCAATTCTTCATGCCGATCAGGCCGTGCCGTAATTCGCGCTGTCGATGAACTGGACGGCGCCCGCGCGGCGCTTGGCCCAATTGATATAGCGCTCAGCCCGGATGCCGATCATGTTGTGCTGCCAGAGCGACACAAGCACAGTCGTTGCGCTGGGTGGCGCGTCCGGCGCGCTATCCATCTGGAGCGAAGCCTCGCTGCTAACGTCGAGCATCGTCTGACCATCATCCGCCAGGAGGATTTCGCCCGCCTTCGCGAGGATGATGCGCGCGCCTGCGCCCACCACCGGATCGCCCGCCCCCGCGTTCGCCGGAATATTCTCCGAGAGCACGACAGGCAGACCGAAGAACGTGCCGCCGCTGTTTCCGTTGATCTGGAGGCCGGGAAACTCCGGCTGCCCCAGCGGGTTCAGCATGAGGGCAAGCCCCAGCGCCTGCATTTCGGTCATGATCCACACCGCGCCTGCCAGAGACAGATTGGCGGTAATGAACTTGCCCATCAGTTCCTGGACATCAGCGCGCACGGCGTCCGCATCCGTTCCGCTCGCCGTCACAGGTGTCACGCCATTCGTGATCGATGCAGGCGAGACATTCGAAACAGCGGCCTTGGCCGGGTCAACAAATTGACTGTCAAGGAATTGCGCGGTCTGCGCGACCAGATCGTCACGGACGACGCCCTCTGCGGCCGGGCTGGACGAACGGGCAAGCTCGTCCGTGATGACGACAATGCCGGCCGTCTTGGCCATGCCAAGCGTGATCTGGTCGAACGCCAGAGCACTGACCGGCTTGGGCTTGCCTTCGCCCACCCAGCCGACCGACGATCCGCCGGTCTGGCGCGGAATCTTGATGTTGAAGGGAACCCGGCGCAGACCGGGGATGCGTCCGATGATGGTGGCGGGGCGGAGCAGTTCGGCGAACTCGCCGACCATGTTCTCATACTCGACCAGTGGCTTGGCCCAACTGGCGTCGGTCGTGGTGCCCGCCGCGACAGCCGCCTTCAGAACCGTTTCGACTTCCGGCGTATCCTGCCAGGCCTTGGCAATCTCCTGCGCCTGCATCAGATTGCCTTTGGAGCGGGCGAGGGACATCGCATAGCGGGTGAACGCCGTGCCCTTGGGCAGATTGGTGCCCTTGACTTCGATGCGCTGGCCGCCACGCGAAGCCGCGCCCTCTGCCGCGTTCTGGCCAGCAACCGGCGTGGCTTTGGCGCCCTGCGCGGCCTCCATCGCCTTCAGGCGCTTCAGGTGATCGTCGATTTCGGCGATATCAGCGGCGTTGCCGTCGAACTCTTCCTTCTGAGCGGCGTCGAGCGTTGCGCCCTCACCGGCAGCCTTTTCCATGATGGCCTCATTGGCAGCCACCAGCGATGCGCGCTTCTGTTCGAAGGCGCTGATCTGTTCAGCGAATTTCATGATGTTCAGTCCTGTCCTGTCCGCACGATGCGGTTGATGACGAAGGGCTTTGCTCGAACGCGAGCAGGGGCATCCAACTTCACCACGCGAACGCTCTTGCCGGTCGCGGCTGCGTCATCGGGCTTGGCGGGAATCTCGGGGTCGGGAAGAGGGTCGTTTTCGACGCCAGCATCCCGCATTGCAGCTTCATCGAAGCTCTTAATTGTGTGCACCAAGGCTTCGGCCTGAGCCGGAATCGCCACAGTAGAAAGTTCCATGATCTCGACCGCAGGGAAATCGAATCCTCCAGCGTCGTTGAAAGTTGGAGATTTTGTGGGGCGGAAGCCGATCGACACGGCCTTTACAAGACCATGCACCAACTCCGCATAAGCCACATCGACACGCTCTTTCAACGTCGGTGGCTCGTGGATGACCGGGATCTCGGCTTCAAACGGAATCCCCGCCTTAGTCGGTTTCCCGAGGCGCACGGTCCCAATTGGTTTATCATGCTGGTGTGCATGAAGCAGCGGGATTTCCTTCGCAAAGGAGGCACCCAGCGGGTCGATGGAATCATTTACGCGATCCAACGCGGGCGTGGTTGCGATTCCACGAAACACACGCTTTCCTTCATCGACGCTTTTCACGTCGAGGATCGAATACGCTCTGTGCATATGTTTTTCCTTACAGGATCAGCATCTGGAATTTAGCTTCGCGCTGCTGGGGCACCTTGGCCGCAACCCCGATAGCCATGCAGAGCGCAACGGCGGCGTCGATCTTGTTCACGGCGCGCTCCTTTGCCAGCCAATAATTACCCCAGCGGTCTTCATCGGTGACCGCGCTCATCATCGCCGATATCAGCACCGGGTTTCGCCTGATTCTGATCCGGCCTTCCATCATCGCGCTTTCCAGTTCCCGAACCGAGCCGGGCATCCAGAGGCCCTCTGGCTCGACCTGTCGCGCCTTGGCATCCTCGGCCATCGCGTCAGTCGGTTTGCCCTTTTTCGTGCCGCCCTGGGGATGCTCGACGAACTGGACGCTGAGCCCAATCTGCTTGCACTCATTCTCGAACTGGCGGAACGCGTATCGGTCATACCCAACCGCTGTGATGTCATAATTCCTGTCGTCGTCCGCAATCGCCTGCGCGACATGATCGAAGCGGATGCTCTGCCCCTTGGGCGCATGAATATGGCCATTTTGCGCCCAGACATTATAGGGCGTCTTGTCCTTCGTGGATCGTTCGTCGATCGTATCACCGGGCGTCCATGCCTCAATCCAGGCGTCATAGGTCGGCTTCGTGACGATCTTTGTCTCGCCGTCGACCGTGACCTCCACTTCGACGCTGCCCGTCTCCACGATGTTCGCCTTGGCTGTGATGTCGCGCGACTGCGAGAGGTCGATGCCGATGGCGACTTTCTTTCCGTAATGCTCTGCCGGATCAAAATCGGCGAGGCATGGCTCCAACACTGCCCGAGACATCCACGCGCTTTCCGCATCCGTCCAAACACAGAAGTGAAGGCGGAGGATGCCGTTCAGCTTGCCGGGGATCGCCTTGGCCTGCGCGACCACGCCCGCGAGATAGTCCTCTGTCAGGATCGTGCCCAGCAGCGGGTTCGCCTTGATCCAGCAGGACGGATCGTTGAGCGGATCGTCGCCGGGGTCCAATGAACACACAAAGCTGAACGTGCTGTCGTCGATCGGTTCGCCCACATAGGCGAAGTCTTCGCCCGGCGTCATCGTGCCTGCGGCCACCCTGACCGCGTGTTCGTGCTCCTCGTAGCAGATCGAATTGCGGTCGGTGCCGCTGTTCGTAATCATCAGCAGCAGCGGTTGCCGCCGAAACTTGAAACCGCGTTCGATCATCTCGACCGCATCGCGGTTGGGATGCTCGTGCATCTCGTCGGCAAGACCGATGTGCGGTCGAAGGCCGGAACCCGACTTGCCCGCGCTTCGGCTGAGCGGACGAAAGAATGAACCCTTCGCCAGCCATGCGAGATTATAGACCCGACCCGGACCACCGCTCTTCGTGATGCGGCTATCCAGATCCGGCGATTGCTCCACCATCGCCACTGCGTCGTTGAACAGGATCTTCGCCTGATCGCGATGCGCGGCCACCGCGTAGATTTCTGCCCCCGGCTCGTCATCGGCCATCATGCCGTAGAGGCCGATGCCCCCAGCGAACGGCGACTTGCCGTTGCCCTTGCCTTCCTCGATGTAAGCCCGGCGGAAGCGGCGCGTTCCATCGGCGCGCAGCCATCCGAATATGCTCGACAGCTTGAACGCCTGCGACGGATGCAGCAGGAACGGCTTGCCCTCGAATTGCCCCCCGTTAAGCCGAAGCCTCGTTTCAAAGAACCGCAGAGCGCGCTCGGCCTTTGCAACCGAATAGGTCAGCCCTCGTTCGTGCCCGCGCTCCAGATCGTCGAGATGGCGACGGCAGGCGTTACGAATGTGCGGCCCGGCCACAACCTTACCGGCGACGACATCGCGCGCCCATTGCGTGCCGCGATCAGTCGTCGAAGAACTCGTCTTTCTCCTTCTGGGTGCCATCTTCCGTCCTGTTCCGCTCATCGGTCAGGCCAAGCTCGCTCATATAGGCGCGCAATTGCCCGTGCTTCGATGCGGGAAAGCCCGTAGGGTTGAACCTGAACTCCGACCACAATTCGCAGAAGGCGATTGCGGCGGCCTCACGGGTGGCATCCAGCCAGCCAGCAGGGACGATGTAACGCTTCCACGCCTTCGCGGCCTCGCCCTTCATGCCCGAGGGCATCACGGGCTTACCGAACAGATCCTCCGCCGCTTCTGCCTTTTTTCGCGCCTCTGCTTCAGGCCCGTGGCGGGTCACATTGTTGGTGCCATCGACCAGACGCAGGCGGGTCGGTTTCGGTTTTGCGCCGCGAACGGCCATGGTCGGCCTCCTTTCGCATTGGCCAATTCAGGAAATCAATCTGCAAACGTGCGAAGTTTGGGTCCGCGCCGGTCTAGAAAGGACTGGGCCTCAGACTTTCGCCTACCCCCCCCGGTTATTCACTCTCTGGCCAACCGTCAGGCCCAATGCGCGGCCTCGGCTTGCCACCCTTCTCGATGCGCTGCTTGTCGCTGTTGTGGCAGCTCGCGCAGAGCGATTGGAATGGTCCTGTCCAGAACTTCACCTCATCGCCTCGATGCGGCTCCTTGTGATCGCATACCGTGGCAGATGTAACGCGAGGGTGGCACATGGCGCACAACGGCTCCGATGCCAGTTGCCTCGCTCTGAGACGTTGCCATCGAGCCGTCTTGTACCAGCGCTTGTGTGCGGGTTCGGCCACACCGGCCTCCATGATGCTGCCGCTGGAGCCCATCTCCGGGATAGGGATCACCGACCCCAGCGGCTTCCACCTGTGAGGGTGGAACTTTGAATATCCCCTCACCAGCCCGGACACTCACTGCAGGTCTGCGTTACCATCCGCCGTAGCGATGAATTAGCCGCTGGCCTTGGGCAAGCCCCGATAGCTGGATCAGTGCGGAGAGGATGCACCGGGAGAAACCAGCCAGAGCGGGAACAGAAATCAAAGAAAAAGGCCCTCGCGTTGCCGCTGGGCCTTCCGAAGTCGCACGAAGCGATGTTGATTGATATGCCCTAATCACTGCCCCCGCGCAAGCTATTCTTTGAAACCACGATACACCCACCGCGCAACGAGGAGAATGCCCATGGCGGCGACCGTGATCAGGACGGTCTCCAGAACATTTTCGCGAACAAACGATGTGAAGTCACTGCCTGTTCGCGCGAGAATAAGCACCCCACGGACAACTTCGAAGACGAATGCGGCAACGGCTAGGACTAGGATCGGAGCCCACGCGACAATGTAAATGCGGCGCCAGCCCTCCCGTTTGCTCATGTCTATTCCCCCGTCGTCAGATACGGACGCACATTACCCACCAGCCGATTGACCGCAAGGAAGAACTCCACCCGGATCGCCTCCCGATGCTTGCCCGACTTTGGCACGATCTCATTCACGATGCGCGGCTTCTGCCTGCCCTTGCCCGTGATAATCTTCGACACCTCGCGACTGCCATAGCGCTTGATCGCCAGATCGCTGAACGTCACATCGTGCAGCGCCACCTCCCGCAGCGTGTGGGCAACCGCGCCTATGCCGCGCTCCAGCCCAGCCAGCCGTATCCGGGCGGATGCCTGGCGCTCGCTCCATATCTCCTGCGCCGCCATGCCGCCGCTGCCGAAAGGCCGAATGTCCAGCGCCGATTTGACCTCGCTCGCCTCCGACTGGTCGAAGGTGGCGCGGTAGAACCGCAGCGCCTTCAACTGCTCGTCGCCCAGCCCCTTGATCTTCTCGAATTTCGCCTCGCGCCGATAGGCCTTGCCGATTGTGATGGACCGGCCACCGGGCGCGGTATCGACAATATCCTGCTCGACGTAGCGGGCATGTTGGCGCTGCTCTGGCGTGGGCCCCGCCTTTGGCTGGCGGACGTCGATAACATCGCGGTCGCGGCTCTTGATCTCGATATTCAGCTTCACCGCAACATGCTCCCCAAATCCGTACTGATGTCGTCGATCCGTTCGCAGGCGTCCCGGCGCATCGCAGCCAGCCTCAACCGCGATAATTACGCCCATCACCTACCCCCGTCCCTTGTGGTGCTGTCCAACGTCCGATTCATCCAATGCGAATCGCTACAGCCGCGATAGGCTGACCGCGCGACCCGAAGGCTGGAAGCAATTCCACCTTCCCTCGGCCCGGTGGTTATGCTGCCGGGCCGTTTTTCATGTGGGCCACACCACCTCATAATCCTTCCCCGTTGCGGGCTGGGGTCAGGGGTAGGAATGGCGCAAAGCGCCGCGAAGGGCGCAGCTTCCATTGGAAGGAGATTGGGATATTTCGACATGCCGAACCCTCAAGGTCGCACGTCGCAGGTCAGGTGTCGTAAATTAGTGGAAAAGGCCCATGGCTGCAAGGGGATCATGAATGGAGCGGCTTCAACGGCTTCAACCAATTTCAAGAGACGGAATTGAAGCCGTTGCCCGCAGAAAACATAGGTTTTTTGACCAATTTCAATATTCAATAATATATATATTCCAAAGTAAGATTGGCGGGCTGGCATACCCCATATTAAAAGGTGACCCGTTGAAATATTGAAATTGGCTCAGAAATGGCTGATTTCTGCGGCATACGGTTTCAAAAATGCCATTGAAATTGGGATTGAAATTTGAAGTTGGGTCAATGAAAAAGCCGCCCGAAGGCGGCTATCTGGCAGGTAAAGATCATTGCTTCCTAAGCGGCGAAATAGGTCGTTTTCATTCGGCTTGGGTCTGTGCCCGTTTTTAGGGCCGTGACGATTCCGCCTTCCAGCAGATCAGAAAGGATTGCGGCGCGCTTCCTGTTATCAAGAAACTGCGTTTTGCGTGTTAGATCGCTCTGAATAATGCCACCTGAGCCAGCATCGTTGATGATCTTGAGAACGCGCTTCAACGTGGCTTCATGCTCGTTGTCTGCGATGTTTTCAGCGATGGCCCGTCGCAAAGTGCTGACTGACCGGAACGACACATCGTATCCCCATTCAAGATCAGCCAGGCGGAGCACAGGCCTTGCTGGATTTGCGGATATGGCCTTGATCAGCGCGACCTTGGAAGCGTTCTCCGCAAGGCGGGCAATAACGGATGTGCTGGACGTGCCCTGATGCTCACGCAGAAGCTCGGTCTGGTATTCGCGAATGTCACGTGCCCGCTGGGCTGCCTTTGCATCCGCATAGCGTACGATGAAAGGATTGGGTGTACTGTTTGGTCCGTCACCTACCGGAAAGCTGTTATGCCCCTCAGCACCTGCCCTGACCGCTGATGCGATATCGATTAGCTGCGATGGAATGGGCTGGCGTTCCAGATCATGTCGAGGATCAGGATAATGGTTTTCGCTTTCGAAGATAATCATGCGGGCCAGACTGCCATCCAAGGCGTTGCCGGACGAAAGTGCGCCCCAGAAAGATGCGGGGGTGGTCACGCCAAAGAGGGATACGCAGGGCTGGCAGATCACTTCCTTCTTGCGCGTTTTCTGATCGGCATATTCCGTTCCAAGAAAGGTGCTATCGGCAAGCGAATAAAACTCGGTCAGGTTGTCGACGATCTCTGTCTTGTGCGCTGGCGCGCGCTTGCGGTCGGCCGCGACCTGAAAGAAGAAGCCCAATTCATCGAGCGGGAACAGTATCGCAGGATTGGCAGTAACGGCGGTGACAAGACCAGCGCCAGAGGCAATCTTTGAACCTCCCAACAAGCAGCCATTAGTTTCAATGGCAGACAGGAGTTTGCTCGACGCGCGGAGCGGATGGTCCTTGCCGCCACCCGAATCTGCGATGCCGATGCAATAGATATTAGTGCGAAGGTCGGTCGGGCTTGCATACCGGCGACCGGCGAGCGTTCCAAAACTTGCCAGCGCACTCCCGAGGGTAACCCAAGGTTGCGGGCTGGGAGCGGTGCCCACAAAATGGTCAACAAACATCCGAAGGCCACCATCAAGATCGCGGAGCCAAGCGGGCTCGCCGGATGGGACGGTATAGACTGGTTCTGACTCAGGCTCGGGCGGGTTTTCTCCCTGCTCGCGGGCATTGCGAGCGCGAATGTTGGCGATGAGTTCAGTCAGGTTGAAGATGGGCGCGGCGGCCATGGCTTCGCGCTCGCTCTCATAGAGCGGGACACCATCTGGCTTCCAACCATGGATCATAGCCCTTTCGTAAACTGTGCCGGGTCCGACGAGATTACCCGTCCGGTTGCCGAAACTGTTCCAGTGCCGATCGCAGACTTTTGCATCATAGCGGCCGCCATCTCTTTCTGACCAGCTATGCCACAGAGTTCGTCCTTCCTCTCCAATCCCCGCATGGATGCCCATGCCGATCTCTATCCATTGATCATAGGGCGTGGAGGCGTCGATCGATATCCAGTCCAGCGCTTGCTGGATCGCTTCGTAGGTCGCGCGCTCGATCGTTCCGGGGTTGGTGCCCGCTGGACGCTCGCGGTGGGTAGGGCGCATACCGACCGGCATCAGGTTGATCGCCTCAGCCGCCCAGCTACGAGCTTGAGCTTCGGTAATTGCAGGCAGTTCGCTGATGTCGATCTCAGTCAGCGAGGCAAGGGGCCACGAATATGGCTTTTGAGTATCCGGATGTATACCATAAGCGACAAACTGGCGACCGGTGCAGAGCACCTGCAACGGCTTTACGTCGAAAGAAGCAAACGGCTGCTCCGCACGGTAGACAAGCATTTGCTTGGGATGGTTACCGATCCGCACCACGGGCGTGTCCCCGAAGCGATGACGCGCCAATTCCGCAATGCGCTGCGAAGTCGCAAGATCGGTCACATCGATATCGATACCGACAATTGCACCGCAGGCTATTCCGACGCCTGCTTCTGGCCATTTGAGCCAACCATCAATTTCGATCTGCGTTGGCTGGCGTTCACAAAAGCGTTGCCAGTCCCGCATAGTTGACCATCGGCCTAGCGAGTAAGAGCCAGGGGCCTTCTGTCCCGGAATGATTGGGAGAACATGATAGCCGTTGTCGACAAGGGTTTCGGCGGTTTTTGCAAGGAAGGAATCGATCATCAGAACGGCACCGCCTTTTCATCGGTAAGCCGCTGGATTTCGGCGGTCGCTTTTACGAGGACGAGACTAATCAGGTTACGCCATTCGTCTGGCGTCAGGGTCGCGAGGTCGGTCTTCCCAATTTCCTCGAGATAAGCGCCAGCCTCGTCCGATGCCGCATCGACCGCCTGATTTTCATAATGGTTGAGATTGAACACAAAACCGACCTTCCCATTGCGATAGATGATTTCAAGGCAGCGCATGGAACAGGCTGCCAGTTTTGGAGCCAAGGGGTTGCTCGGTTCCTGATAGGCATATCCCCGTGCCGACCGACCGCAGACAACGCAGGTCATGCCGCGTCCGCCCGTAGATGACGGTGTGCGATGACTTCGGTGAATTTTCCTGATTTACGAACGCGGATCTGATCGGGAACCTTGATCTGCTTCTGCCGCATCATGGCCTCGACGGCATTGGCTGGAACAGGCGCCTGCGCGTGCCGAAGCCACCAACCTTCCGCCTTTGTTCGGGCATAGCCTTCATGGGACAGGCATATCCATTCATTATGGCTGACCAGACCCGTCCGGTAAGTCACCTTCAGCGAAATGGGCTTGCCGGGCTTTTCGTGCAGGCTGAACGAAACATCGTCGACGTCGAGCCATTCAGGCGGCAGAGACATGATTGGAGCAGCCTCGGGAGCAGCGAATATCTTGCGTTCAACGGGCGGAAATTCATGGCCGCATTCAGGGCAGGAACCGATAGATATGGCGCATGCCGCCTCGCAGTCTGGACAATATTTGACCAAAGGATCACCGTCGCCTTTCCCCTTTTTCCGATCATCCGGAATGTTCGGATCATCAAAGGGTCCGTGCCTGCTGATATTGCCCCCGAAGTCGAGGATCAGGCAATTATCCTTTCCCGGATGGAGGCGGGTTCCGCGCCCGACCATCTGAATGTATAGGCCGGTGGATTTCGTGGGCCGTGCAAGCACAATTAGGTCGACATGCTTGGCGTTGAAGCCAGTGGTCAGGACGCCCATTGAGACAAGGCAACGGATGCGCTGAGCCTTGTAATCCTCGATTAGCCGTTCCCTTTCCGGACCCGACGTATCACCGAAGATTGTGGCTGTGCTGATCCCGCGAGCCGTGAATTCTTGGGCCAGAGCCTTGCAATGAGCGACGGTGCAGCCAAAAACCAGCCAACCCTTGCGATCCTGACCGGAGGCGATTGTCCGACTGACAATATTATCGATGGCCTTCGGATCGAGGGCGGGAACCTCAAGCTGGCTGGCGATAAAATCACCGGCACGTGTACCCACGTTGGAAGTGTCGATTTGCCAGCTTTCAAAGTAGCTGACAGGGCGCGAAAGGAACCCTTGGTCAATAAGGTCGCGGACGTTGGTTTCATGTGCGATCGCATCGAACAACGCTCCTTCGCCGCGATGAAGCATGCCTGAGTCCAACCTGAAAGGCGTGGCGGTGAAACCGATGATCTTGAGGTGTGGATTGATCTTAAGCAGGTCGTCCAGAAACTGCCGATACATCGTGTCGGAGCGCGAGGGGATGAGGTGTGCCTCATCGACAAGAACCATATCACATTGCTGAATCTGGAAGGCCCGCTTGTAGACCGACTGGATGCTGGCAAAGAGCAGCCGTGCATTGATTTGGCGCTTGTTCAGGCCGGCCGAATAGATCCCTGCAGGCGCATCGGGCCAGAGGCTCAGAAGCTCCTCATAATTCTGCCTGACCAATTCGCGGACGTGCGTGACGACAAGGATGCGGGCGCGAAAATCCGTGCGGAATACCAGCTTGCACCATTCCGCCATGATGAGCGATTTCCCGCCACCTGTAGGAATGATGCCGAGCGGATTGCCATCATGGCGCTGGAAATAGCTGAACAGGTCATCGATACACTTCTGCTGATAGGGTCTTAATTGGAGGGTCATGACCGCCCTCCATCTCGCCAGATGGAGCCATCTTTCATCCGGTATTCGACCCAATCGGAACCGGCATCAATCTGTTCGCCATTTATCAGCGGAGGGATGAAGAGATGCGCTGGACATCCCTGGCGCTGCTCATCAAGCGGCACATTGCGGTCAAAGCGCGCGCAGTGCCATTCGCCATTGCCTACCGCTGAAGCATGCAGGCAGGTACGGCAATTGCTCTCGGGGAATGCGCCCTCGTGGCAGGTGGCAGAATGTTCGCACCAGCGGCAAACATACCATCCCGGCTGCTCCGAAATGCGGGGCGGCGGGGAGTCGGTGGTAATGATCTCCAGTGCGCGCGCTCGCAGGCGCGTTGCTTCTGGTTTATCTGCCTCCGTGCGAACAGACATCCATCGCCGTCCGCCAGCGGTGCAAACTACAGTGTAATGCCGATTGAGATCGGCATATTCCATATAGAGCACCGCTTGCGCGTAATAGGTTTCATTCCATTCGCGCAGCGCATGCTTTTCACCAACTTTCTCCTTTGCCTTTTCCAGTTCCCGAAACTTGGGATCGGAAACAGCCTTGATTTCCAGGACGTGCCACGTCTTTGGAGCCTGAATCAGGCCAAAGATCACTCCATCCATATGACCGCGGAAATGGCCCTGATGATCTTCGAAGCCGAATTGACGCTGAGTGACAGGATGGAGGTCGTGCACCTCCAGTGTGTCGACTGCCTTCAATCTGGCGATTGCCACGGCCTCGGTGGCATGGCCATCGGCAAACCGCTTCAGCGTTGCCGCATCGAAATTCTTCGGGCTGGCCCAGCGGAACCCATACCAAAGCGCCCTGTCGCAGGCGCCGCCGATGGAACTCATGCCCAGATAGGGGCGTGGCGGATGACTATTTTCGGAATTTTCCAGAGCACGGTCAGCTAGCTCTAGAGTTGGATCGGGCGTTTGTGGCAATGCAACCATGCCACACTCCTTTCGCAAGTCTGGTTGTGGAAGTGGCGGGCAGCCTAGGTGTTTGGTCCCGGCATTTGGTGGTGCGGATTTAGGCTGAAGCGTTCAGGCTCGTTTGTCCAGCATTTGCAGATGTATTCGTAGGGTGTGAGGCCGCGCAGGGTCTTGAGGCGGCGGCCGTA